CTAGCATCATATATTTAATACCTAAATGAGCATATTTTTTAATACATTTAATAGCTTTATCTGTTGAATATTTTTTAAAAGGCTTTAATATAATTTGATCTCCTCTATCTACTATCCACTTTGCACATTTTTCTCTTAGAAATGTTTTAAATTCATCATCAAATTTACCATCTCTTAGCTTGTATTTTTGAATGTCTTTTTTATAAATATTATTTGCTACCCATATCAACATTTCTCTTTGCCACTTTTTTCTACCTTCTTCATTAATCATTATTAATATCTTCTCATTATTCTCAAATATAGATGGTAGTAATAATGTTCTTGACATAGTTGTTTTACCTGCCCCAGATAATCCTCCCATTAATGTGATATTTCCACCTAAGTTCCCTCCAGTTTCGTGCGTCAATAATGGTGAATTATGTAAGGGTAAACCTATTGCTAAACCTTCATCTAATTCGTCTATTAAATCATATATTCCGTCAGCTAATGTAAAAGTTTCATCGTCTCCTTCTACATTTATAAATATGTGGTTCAAAATTGCTTCATATTCATCATAGATTTCTTCAGATGTCATATCTACATATTCACTTAGTCTATCAGCAATTGGAAATCTATTTTTAACTAAGTTAATAACTGTATTCCATTTATTTAATTCTGCTATATATCCTTCAATATTTTTTACTTTAACATACTCTTTAGCTTTTTCTATTGTTGTAAATCCACCGTATTCATCATATTTAACTTTTAACTTATTGTGTTTTTCTAAATATAAATTAATTGTTATTTCGTCTAGAATTGGCTTTTTCTCTTTTACAACTACATCTTGTCCTATTTGGAAATAAACTTTCCATTCATTATATGTAAAATGCGATAATGTTAAAGAGTCATAGTCAAAATACAAGTCTGCATCTTTCCATAATATAGAAACGATGTTGGATTCACATATTAACTTATATTCTTTCACCTTTTTTATGGCTTTTATTTCTTCATCAGGGATTTTAGAAACATCAGTTTTTTTAGTTGTACTTGGTTTCTTAACCATATCATAATAACTCCTTTAATCTGCTATTTTTGATTTCTTTTGTTTTTTGTTTGTATTCGGCTTTATTTTCAGATTCAGTTATTTCTAAATTCTCCCCTTTTATTTGTGATTGTTCTAATCTATTTAATCTACTATATGTATCATTAATTTTCTTTTCAATAATTGCCATCATATAATTTATCATATGACTTTCATCTTTAAATTTACTTTTATCTGCTAGTGCATTTACTATTTCATATTTATTTATTTTAAAAGTCATTAATATTATCTTAAATGAATAATCTCCTAATGCTTTAGTTTTCTTATTTGCTATGAATTTTCCGTTTTTTAGACCAAGTATTCGGAGGATTAAATTTTTGGGAAGTTTCATATTTTCGTCATATCTAAGTATTTCTTTCTTCACATATTCATACAACTCATTCCATTCTTCTTTTTCTTGTAAGGACATTTTACTCATATCAATTCCTCCCTGCTATAATAATCTTCTAAATACAAAAAAGTTAAATTTTTATATTCTTTCTTATTTCGGCAAGCGTGAGATATTCCACTAATGGTGCTAACAACTCCGAATTCATCTAAGAAAATGTTATTTAAAAATGATACGCTTTCATAAATTTTCATATTATCTAAACATATAACTTTTTTAGATTTCCAATTATTTCTATAAGAGTCTTTGGGATTATAGTCACATATTTTAGACTCTGTTCCAGATTTTAAGTATTTTAAAACTGTTTTATAAGCTATTTTAAATTTATTTTGAATGAATTTAATAAATTCCGAATTACTTACTTGTTTATTGTTATATAAATTGCATATTGTTATTACTAAATTGCTACATGCAAACTCGCCACATTTTAACCAATCAATATTACTCAAATCAAATTTACTTGTTATTTTTTCATTGTTCAATATGCTATTTTTGATGTGTTCTAATGTACTATGTCTACAATCAATAGTTATATAATTTTGTTTTAATATTCCATTCTGCAATGCTAAATATTCTTTTAAATTATCATTCTCTATTTCTTCTTTTAAACTCCTTGCTCCTTTAATGGAAATAAAGCTTTCCTCATAATGCTGAAGTCCATTCGCTTCTATTAAAATATTTAAATCAGGTATATAAAAATCATATTCTTTGTTTTGAGACCAATCAAAAGTTTTATGAAAATCAAAGTCAATTCCTAATTGTTCTAATAGATTAAATACAAACTTCTCTGTATAAGGAATAAAATCATTACAAAAAGAGCAAATACTATTTATTGGTACACTTTTAATAGTTACTTCTTTTTCTTTTCCACAAATATCGCATTTAATGATAGTTTTTTTATGAGAACCATATGAGTATTTGTATGCATCTTCTTTGTTTTTAAAATACTTAACAAAATGTGGATATATATCTGCAAATGATTTTTTATTTTTTACAGCATTTTTTCTACGAGTATTTATTTTATTCTCTGTAGCACATATTGGGCATCCATATCCAGTATTGAGATTAGTCCAAGTTGTAGTCCATATATTATTATGAATCAAACACTTACAAGATAATTCACTATCACAGTTTATATACACATCATCAAGAATAGCTATATTTTTATTTTTATTATATAATCTTATTTTTATATCTTCTAACGTCAATCTTTTCATATTACTCACCTCTTTATAAGAATAGGCGAGAATTAAACTCGCCTATTAACTTTTTTATTTAATGTTTTTAATAGCAGTCATAAATTCTTGTAATTTCTTAGGTTCTTCTAAATCTAAGTTTTTCATATCAATACCTGATTCATCTGCAAGAGCCTTAAGTTGTTTTAATATATTAGTTTCTGTTTTGTGTTCACTTATAAAATCTTTTATATCCTTAGCTAGTTTAGTAGATAGTTCAGCATTATTTAATACACTATCTGTTGAATTTTTTAAATCTTTAGTAAAATTAGCACCACTTGTTACAGAACCGACACCATTTCTTTTATCAAAATATGGCTTCCATACATCATATGTACAATTTTCAATTATTTGTCCTACTTCGGTCACAGGAGTTCTATCTTTAATAACCTCAACAAAATATCTTCTTTCTTTTGTTTTTTTATCTTCTTCAACATAAAATCTTAATACAACATCATAATCAAACTTCAATGATTTATGTGTATCTGGTTTATATCCTATTATCTTTTGTGTATCATTGTCAGTTATAGCAACTCCCTGTGCTGTAGAAACAATATGAATACCTTTTGCTGATGCAGTAATTTTAGCTTGTTGGAATTTCATATTAATATTTTTAATTCTACCCCATTTTGCTCTAGCATCTACAGATTTCCCACTTAACTTAGCTTTCTTTTCTTCAGCTTCTGTTGCACCTATATCCATAGTGTTATAGAACTTTGTTTCTGAATCAATTAAAAGCGTTTCTATATCAACATCACCTTCTATAATATTGTCTAAATCTTCTTCTAATTCATCTAAATCAGATGTTGTATCCACAAATGCTAGATTATTATATGTTTTACCATTTATTTTTATATTTTCATCTTCATAGAAAGCTAATCCTGTTTCTGAGTCTATAGCTCCTATCTTTGGAAAAGTTAATCCAAAGAAACTCTTACCTTCTCCTGAAAATCCATATACGAAAAATTTTCCACCTATTTTACTTTTTGCTGGTTTTCTAAACATTTAATCAATCTCCTTCATATTTAATTTATTATTATATTAGTAAGTATAGATATTATATTTATACTTACTAGGTTTCATTTATTTAAATTCTTTTGTATATGTAATTTTATAGGTCTTTTAACCAATCTTCGTCGCCATCTTCATTATCTTGTTCGCCCATTAATTTATTTACATCTATATCATCGGTATCAATTTCTTCGTCTTCTGTATCATTATTGCCAACAGGCTCTTCATCGGCTTTTATAACTCTGCCACCTAAAGCTTCTATAATTAAGTAAGGATTTAAGTCGTCTTCATTATACTTGTCTGCTTCTTTTGCAATTTTAGGTATTTTATTACCATTAGACTCAACCATTGATATGAAAGGTTTCTTAATTATCATTCTTTCAGGTTTTTTAGAACCATTTGCAAATGCCATTTTACCAACAACCTCATCTTTATCAATAACTCCTAATTCAATAAGTTCCTTGATATCATCTGGAATATCTTCTTCTCCAA